CTACTAGTGGGACACCTGGTCAACCTGGAGCATACACTCAAATAGCTGTAGCAGCTTCTGCACCACAACTTTATTATTATTGTACTGTACACTCAGGAATGGGTGGGTCAGCAAACACTGTAAGTTCAAATACTTGGGGAGTTCTTAAATGGAATGAAAATAGTTGGGGTGATCAAGATGGTATTAATGTAACCCCTACTGGTATTTCTTTTACTTCAGAAATAGGTTCAGTTATTTCTTCAGCCGATAGAGGTTGGGGTGCTGATACTTGGAGTAATGGAGAATGGGGAGAAGCTAACGAAGATACTGCGGTTCTTACAGGTTTATCTTTTAGCGCGGACGTTGGTATATTAGATGCTGCAGCCGAACAAGGTTGGGGTAGAGATAATTGGGGTCAAGAACCTTGGGGAGAAAGTAATAGTCCTACAGTTAGTTTAGATGGCTTTAGTATGTCCACAGTATTAGGGGAATTACCTTATGCACAATCTGAAGAAGGTTGGGGTAGAGATCAATGGGGTACAGGTAACTGGGGACAAAATACTACATCTGTTGCAATTGAAGGTTTATCAATGTCAGCTCATCTTGGACCAGATGGTTGGGGAATAAATTCATTTGGTAATGGACAATGGGGTGACCCATTTACATTTGATGTTGCAAGTATAATTGTACCAACCGGTCAAACTTTAGCTGCTGATGTAGGTGATCTTACAATTAGTAGACTTGATATGATATTTACTATTTCTGCACCTGGAACAATTGGTGCAGGTATTGGAAGTCTAAACGTAGGTAACGGTGCAGACTTTACACAAGGTTTAGCAAGTTTAACAATAGAAGCTGATGTAGGATCAGTAGTAGCTGCACCAAATACAATTGCAGCATTAAGTGGTTTAGAAATTACAGCAGAAGTTGCATCACTAAGTGTAGGTTCTACTGAGTTAGTTGATTTAACGGGAGTAGTTTTAAAAGGTGCAATAGGATCAACTACTGTAGACAGCATGAGAGTTGGTTTAACAGGTGTAACTTTTGCAGCAGATGAAGGCGCGATAAGTCCAATAAATATGACAGTAGGATTGACAGGACAGTCTTTTACTGCTAAAATTAACACTGTAGGTTTCGGAACAATTGGATATGTTGATGTTGACATTACAGGCAATACATCATATACAGACGTTAACCACGCAGCTTAATAGGAGAACAAAATTATGGCATCAACTTTTACGGATCTAGGTATAGAACTAATGGCAACCGGCGAAAACGCTGGTCAATGGGGAAATAAAACTAACGCAAATTTAAATCTAATCGAACAATTAACTGGTGGTGTTTTAAGTTTATCTATTGCTGGCGGTGCGAGTAACCAAGATTTAACAATTGCAGACGGTGCTTTAACTGGTACTGCTCAACAAAGAGTTCTAGAATTTACGGGATCTATAACAGGAAACAGAGTAATTAGATTTCCTCTTCTTACAGAAACTTTTTATTTTATAAAAAATGGCACGTCAGGTGCTTACACAGTACAATTAAAAGCAATATCTGGTTCAGGTGCAACAGTTACTTTTGCAGCCGATGATAAAGGATATAAAATTATATATCTTGATGGAGTTGCAACTAACACAGGTGTTTATGAAGTACCTCTTGGAGAAGCAGGAGATGTAACACTTACTGGAACACAGACTCTAACAAACAAAACTTTAACAGCTCCTAAAATTGGAACTTCAATTTTAGATACTAGCGGAAATGAATTATTATTATTAACAGCTACAGGTTCAGCGGTTAATGAATTAACTTTAGCCAATGCTTCAACAGGTAATGGACCTATTTTATCAGCAACAGGTGAAACTAATGTTGATATAAATTTAAATCCTAAAGGAACAGGAAGTCTTAAATCAGGTTCAGCTGCAGTTAAAATTGCAGGAACAGAAACTATGTGGGTTCCAGCTTCAGCTATGTATGAAACAACAACTAATGGTGCATCTGCTGAACAAATTGAAACAACAGCTTTAAGACCAGACATGAAAGTTATGGACTTTGCAGATTCTGCAGATGACCACGCACAATTTTCAGTAGCTTTTCCAAAATCATGGAATGAAGGTACAATAACTTACCAATGTTTTTGGACACCAAGCACTACAAACACAGGAAACTGTATATTTGGATTACAGGGTGTAGCAGTTGGCGATGGCGATACTATCGACGTTGTTTTTGGAACAGCAATAAATATTACAGATGCTGGTATAGGAACAGTAGAAGATCAACAAGTTAGTCCAGTGAGTGGCGCAGTTACAATTGCGGGATCTCCTGCAGTAGATCAACAAACTTACTTTCAGATATTTAGAGATGCAAACGCAGGTGCGGATACGTATACCGGAGTAGCAAGACTTTTAGGTATTAAAATATTCTTCACTACTGATGCAGCTAACGACGCATAAGGAACTAGAATATGAGAGATTTAAAAAATAAACTTACTTCAAGTAAGAACACAAAAAATATACAAAACAGAAAAGGTAAAATGTTTGGTTATCAAGTCTTAGGATTTGGTTCTGGAGGTGCTTCAGCACCACCTTATCCAGAAGCAACTGGTGGCACTGTTTCTGAAACCGGTAATTTTAGAATTCATACATTTACTGGTGACGGTACTTTTGCAATTACAGGATTAGGGACTGAGGATAATAGTTTTCAAATGGATTATTTAGTAGTTGCCGGAGGCGGTGGAGGATTTACTTTTGATGGTAATAACGGCGGTTATGGAGGAGGTGCTGGTGGCTATAGAGAAGCTAATGCTACTTATGCTCCTACTTCACCTTTAGGGAATTCTAGTGGACAAGTAACTTTATTAGCAGCAGGAAATTTTGCAGTCTCTGTTGGAGCTGGTGGTGGTCGTTCAGGTTACAATCAGCAAGATCCTACTAGAGGTGGAGTTTCAACAATAGGTTTTCCCTCTGCAATTACTTCACATGGTGGAGGATCTGGAGATTCAGGAGGATCAGGATCTGGAGGAATGCCTACTAGCCCTAGTGGTAAAGCTGGTAATACACCTCCATTTAGTCCACCTCAAGGTAATCAGGGATCGGATAGCCCTTCAACATCTCCTCCTTTTAACAGCAGAACTGGCGGCGGCGGTGGCGGTGCAACAGCAGATGGTAGTGGAACCGGTGGCGGAGCAGGAGCAATTTCTACAATTTCAGGATCTAACTCAGCTACTTTATCTATAGGTGGAAACGGTTGGCCGGGATCCAATGGACAAAGCGGAGGTCCCAACACTGGAAGAGGTGGAGACGCTGGTAATCCTAAAACAAGTAATGCAGGTGGTGGTGGATCTGGACTTGTTGCTATAAGGTATAGGTATCAATAATGGCACATTTTGCAAAATTAAATGAAAACAATATTGTACTAAGTGTTCACGCAGTAGATGATGTTAACGTACCCACGGAACAAGATGGTATTAATTTTTTAAAAAAAGTCCATGGTTGGGAAAAATGGAAACAAACTTCTTACAGCACTAGCAATAATAAACATTATACATATGCAGCTGATGGTACTTTTTCTCTGTCTGCGGATCAAACAAAAGCTTTTAGAGGAAACTATGCAAGAATAGGATCAACATATAATGAAGGTTTAAATATTTTTCTTTTTTCAACTCCGTACTCAAGTTGGGTTTTTGATGAAGCGAATGCTACGTATAAAGCTCCTGTAACTTTTCCTAGTATTAATACTTATACTTCAGGATCAGATACAATCTTTTATGACATCCAATGGGATGAGAATAATGTTAGGTGGATTGCAAAAAATGAAGAGAATGATAATTTTGTTTGGGATACAAACACAAGTTCTTGGACATCAGTATAAAAACAATTTACTTTTATTTTAAATAGTGTATATATCTCTATATAAAGATATATATGTTTACTAAATTATTACAAAAAACTCAGATATTAAAGTTTAAAAAATCTACATTAGCTTTGGTAGATAACTTAGTTATTTCAAATCAAATTGATAAACAATTTAATGTTAGAAATATTTTTAAAAAAATATTAAACTCTAACAACGAACTTATTAAAATAAATTTACCAGAAATGCATACGATAGGAGTACACATAATAGACAAAAGTGCTACAGACCTTGATCTATGGTTAAGACATTTGCCTTGTGCTGACAACACGGCTTATAAAATTACAAACAATAAATCTAAAAAATTAATTTCTACTGTATCTAAAAATATTCCTGACTGTGCTCAGTATAGTTTTTTATATGTTGCTAAAGGTTCTGGTGAAATATATCTTGAATGGAGAGATATTATAAATAGAAAAAGTTGGGAAACATTTTCTTTAAAAGAAAACGATATCATTGGTTTTAGTTCTGATATTAAATTTAATTTAAAGTCTAATAATAAATTTTATTCTATACTATACAAATATCAAATAAACCATGAATCTTAAATATAAATATTGGATTTTTCCTGGACAGTTATCACATAAATTTTGTGATGAGGTAATTAAACTAGGAAATAAACTTAAAGAAGAAAAAGGTTTAACCGGATCCGTTGGAAAAAATGTTGCGTCAAAAGAAGATCATTCAGTAAGAAACTCAAGTCTTACTTGGTTAAATGAATTATGGATATACAGAGAAATTCAAAACTATGTAGTTATGGCAAACAAAGTAGCAGGGTGGAATTTTAAATGGGACAGCTCTGAAGATTTTCAATTTACAAAATATAAATTAAATCAACACTATGATTGGCATTGTGATTCTTCTCCAGAACCATATAAAGATAATCTTAATAAATTATATAACGGGAAGATTAGAAAATTATCTACAGTACTTTCTTTATCTAATCCAAAAGATTATAAAGGGGGTTCATTACAGTTTCAATTTAGAGACCACAGGGAGAAAGCTGGTGAAATACATGAATGTGAACAACTTGCAGAAAAAGGATCTCTTGTTGTATTTCCTTCCCATATATATCATAGAGTAACACCGGTCACTGAAGGAAAAAGATATTCTTTAGTAAACTGGCATTTAGGAAAACCGTTTGTATGAAAAAAAATAAATTTTTAAAAGATAAATATTTAATCATTAGGAATTTTGTTCCAAAAAATATAAGTAAATTTTTATTTAGTTATTTTGTAAATAAAAGAACAACCGCACAACATTTGTTTTCAACAAAATACATATCTCCTTTTGAAAAAATATTCGGTACTTTTGGAGATTCTCAAATAAAAAATAAAAAAACTTTTTGTATGTATGGAGATATAGCAATGGATACATTATTGTATAACTCTCTTAGTTCATTAAGTAAATCTATTGATATGGAACTATTTCCTACCTATAGTTTTGGAAGAATATATTCACAAGGAGATGAACTACATAAACATAAAGATAGACCATCTTGTGAAATATCTGGAACAATAAATTTAGGTGGGGACCCTTGGTCTATATTTTTAAAAGACTCCGATAAAAAAAACATTGAAATAATTTTAAAACCCGGTGACATCTTAATGTATAAAGGAGCAGATTTAGAACATTGGAGAAAACCTTTTATTGGTAAGATTTGTGCTCAAGTATTTTTACACTACACTACTAATAAAAATAAAAAAAATATTTATGATGGACGACCCATGTTAGGTTTACCACCTTATTTTAAATCAAAATAATGTTAAATGTTATAAAATATCAAAACAGTAAAAAATTAATTAGTCCCCTAGGTTTTCGCAAAGACTGGTGGTTTTGGAAAAATAATATAAAGTTAAATGTAAAAACAATTACTTCTTTTCTTTTAAAAGAAGAAATAAAAATATTAAAAAAATATAAACCCAGTGGTGATGGTAATGTTAGTTTACCAAATTCAGTTACAGCTAGACATGCTAGTTTTAATCTATTTACTATAAAAGATAATCAAAATTTATTAAAAGTTAAAAAATTTATTAAAAAAAATATTAAAGATTTAACCTTACAGTACAATTTGAACTACAAAGAAGTTTATATAAAGAGCTGGTTTAATGTTTTAAGAAAAGGAGAGGAAATCAAACCCCATGTGCATGATGAAATAGATACAGCTGAAATGTCTTTTATTGCAGGAAATTTATTTATAGAAGGAGAAGATACATATACTTTTTATCAAACACCTTTTAGTGATCAAGTGATAAAAATTAAAAACATTCCAGGAGATTTAATTCTTTTTCCTCCCTATATAAAACATTGGACTAATGTTAATAAATCTAAGAAACCTAGGTTATCTATTGCTTTTGACATACAGCCTTCTAAAGAATTTTGTAGTCCTATTTATTTAAAAAATAAATCAATTGTTAAAATTAAACTGTGATACACACAAAAAATATTAAAGATAAAATTAATTTTTTTTATCTAGATTTAATAAAAGAATGCAACGAACAAAGACCCGTAACAATTACAAACGGAAATAATTATTTTTTAAACACGAAACATAAAAATATTCTGTATGAGATAGTTTTAAATCAAGCTAGAAAAAAATTAAATACTTTTACTTTAAAAGATAATAAGTTTAAATGTTGGTGTTATTTTTCAGATAAAAAATTTAATGAAACAGGTTGGCACAATCATGTTAATACCTCAACAATTAATGCTGTGCTGTATTTAAAAGTCCCTAAAAATAATAAAGGAATTGATTTTAAAATTAATAACAAGATAAAAAACTATAAACCTAAAAAATTTGATCTATATATTTTTCCAAGTTATGTTGAACACTGTCCTTATCCTTCAAAACAAAACTCAAGAATAACTTTAAATTTAGAAATAAGGTGTAATGAAACCGCAGAACATATATTTAATTAAAGATATTTTTTCTGTAAAAGAAATACAAAAAATATTTAATTTATCTAAACCTTTGGTTGAAAAAATACCGGGCTGTCCTGGTCTTCAATCGTATCCCATACTTCAAGATAAAAAACAGTTTAATTTTGTTATACAAAAATTACTTGAAGTGTTTGATAAACAAAAATATAAAGTATCTGCTGCATGGATTAATTTTACTTCTGGAGATTATATTAATTGGCATAATCACCCACCTACAAAATATTCAGTAGTTTATTTTTTAAAAAATAAAGATAGTTTAGGTACAATGTTTAAAGTAAAAGATGAAATTATAAAAACAACAATGAAAGAAAACTCAGCAATACTTTTTCCATCAAAATATATACACAGCTGTCCAATTAGTGACAGTAAAATAGATAGATGGAGTATTGTTTTAGATTTAATAGAAAATGAAAATAATTAATTTTAAAAGCGAACCTAAAAACTCTCCTTTTGCTCCAGAGTGGGATTATTTTTTAGCAGAACAAAAAATAAAAGACGTGGATTTTAAAAAATTATTCTTATTTCTTAAAGGGAAAGAAAAAAACATTTTAAAAATAAAGATAGATAGTAAAAAAAAAAATGTAGATGGCTATACAGGACTAGGTGATAATTCTACAACCTCTAGATATGGTCAGTACAATGTATTTAATTGGAAAAACAAAGAATTAGTTAAATTAAAAAAAAATATAACTAAACTACATAATGATTATTTAAATTACCTGTCAATAAAACCCAATAAAAATGTTTTTATTAGTTGCTGGTTTAATATCATTAAAAAAAATCAAAGAATAAATACTCATTTACACGGAGTAAATCCTGATTCTTATTTATCTGGAAATATATGTGTTAGTACTGAAGGGACATCTACTTATTATATAAACCCTGTTAATGTAATTAATGATCCAGTAGTATACAAAAGTAAAAATGAAGAAGGTAAAATAACATTATTTCCTTCTAACATACCACATTATACAGATGTTTATTTAGGCAAAGAAGATAGACTAACAATTGCTTTTGATCTTTTTTTAATTTCTAATAGAGACAAGGTAATAAAATTAATTTAATTTATATTGAATTTATTAACAAACTGATATACTCCCTAATAAACAGGATTTTATATGTTACAAAAACTAGGTTTTGCTCCAGGATTTAATAAACAAGTAACCGAAACAGGGGCCGAAGGTCAATGGTTTGATGGTGATAATGTTAGGTTTAGATATGGTTCACCTGAAAAAATAGGTGGCTGGGATCAATTAGGTGCAAATAAATTAACCGGAGCCGCAAGAGCTTTACATCATTTTGATAATAACGCTGGAATTAAATACGCTGCAATAGGAACTAACAGAGTATTATATATTTATAGCGGTGGTGAGTATTATGATATTACACCAATTAGAACAGCTATAACAGGTTGTAAATTTTCAAGTTCATCAGGAACCCCTACTGTCACTATTATTTTTCCGTCAGCACATGGAATGATTGAAGACGACCTTGTTTTTTTTGATGATGTTACTGGGTTAAGTAGTTCCACTTTTAATAATGCATCTTTTGAAGAAAAAACTTTTATGGCAACTTCGGTTCCAAGTGCAACAACAATTACAGTTACTATGCCGACTAATGAATCTGGAACACCTTTAAGTAATTCTGGTGATGCTACCGGAAACATATATTTTAGAATTGGTCCGTCTCAACAACTAGGTGGATTTGGTTTTGGTACTGGTCTATATGGTGGAACAGTTTCAGGTATTGCAACTACAACTTTAGCAACAGCTTTAACAAATACAACAGGGACTACTGTTGTCCTTGCAAGTTCTTCAGCGTTTCCTGCTTCTGGAGAAATTAGAATTGACAATGAAGATATTAGTTACACAACCAATGACCAGGCAACGGGGACCTTAAGTGGTGGTGCTAGAGGTGTTAATGGTACTACAAAAGCTACTCACTCACAAAATGCAACTGTTAGTAATATTTCAAATTTTGTTGCATGGGGAGAATCTACGTCAGCTGATGTCGGTGTAACACTTAATCCAGGTTTATGGGTATTAGATAATTTTGGTACAAAACTAATAGCTCTTATTTATAATGGAGAATGTTTTCAATGGGACTCAGCACCAACAAATGCTACTAGCGTTAGAGCAACACTTATTCCTAATGCACCAACAGCTTCACGTCATGTTTTAGTTTCAACACCCGACAGACATTTAGTATTTTTTGGTACTGAAACTACTATTGGAGATAAGAATACTCAAGATGATATGTTTATAAGATTTTCTTCCCAAGAAAATATTGAAGAGTATACTGTAAAAGCTGAAAACACAGCAGGTACTCAAAGGTTAGCTGCCGGTTCTAAAATTATGGGAGCCATTAAAGGTAGGGACGCTTTATACGTTTGGACTGATACATCATTATTTTTAATGAGATTTGTAGGACAACCTTTTACTTTCTCTTTTGAACAAGCGGGTACTAACTGTGGATTGATTGGTAAAAATGCATGTGTTGAAGTAGACGGTACGGCATATTGGATGTCAGAAAACGGTTTCTTTGCATACGATGGACAGCTACAATCATTACCTTGTTTAGTAGAAGATTTTGTTTACGACTCAATTAATGTAGATGCTAGAGATCTTATTAACTGTGGGTTAAATAATTTGTATACTGAAATTAATTGGTTTTATTGTAATCTTGGTTCTGATGTAGTGGACAGTGCGGTAACTTATAATTATTTAGAGTCTAGTGCCAAAAGACCTGTTTGGACTATTAGTAAAATGGGTTTAGGGACAAATTCTGCGGGACAACAAAATACAAAAATAGGTATTCCAAGAGCAGCTTGGCAAGATTCTGCGGTATTTAAAAACCCTCACGCATGTTTTTATGATAAAAATGATAATACTTCATACGATGTAATAGGTAATACAGATGGTAGTACCGTATACTATGAGCACGAAGTAGGAACCGATCAAGTTAATGCAGGCGGTGTTACTACACCAATTATTGCTAAGATTACTTCAGGTGATTTTGACATAACACAAAAAAAATCTTCTACTGGTCAAGCTTCAGTAGGTATGCCTGATCTTAGAGGAGATGGAGAATACATTGCAAAAATTAATCGTATCATACCAGATTTTATTGAACAAACAGGGGATACAAGAGTATCATTAGTTACTAGAGATTATCCAAATAATACATCAATAACTACAAGTTTTGATATAAAAAAAACTCAAACAAAACAAGACGTAAGAATAAGAGCCAGGGCTATTGCATTAGAGGTATCTAATATAGCTGTTTCACAAGATTGGAAACTAGGTACGTTTAGATTAGATATACAACCTGACGGAAGGAGAGGATAATGGCAGCGTTTTATAATAAAGGTGATCAAGCTATTTATAATTCAGGACAACATTTTGTTCCTCAAGAAAAATATAGATTAGGCTACACGGCACCAGCACCTTCTGTTGAAGAACAAAAAATTACACAAACATTTGGTTTACCAGCAACCAATGCTTTTACAAATAGTGGTGGTAGTTTTAATCAATCAGGAAATGCTTTTGGTTATGGTTCTCCCGTAGAAGAAGTTAATGTAAGAACATTTAATCCCCAACCATATAATCCTACTGGAGGCAGTCCTTTTTCTCCTTCATTTGATCCAATGGCTAATAGAGAAAGTTACGGGGCACAGGGACAATATAATAGTCCTTATGATGATACTGTAGATTTAGGTTTTAGAGGTAGAGATACTTCAACTAGTATACAAAGAAATAGAGGTACCCTTGGTAAAGCATTTGATTTTATAACAGATTATCTTCCTGGAATTGGAGCTGTAAAAAGAGGGGCAAAATTTATAGGCGGTCTTATGCCTGACAATCCAAATGGTCCAGGTGGCGGAAGCTATGGTGTAGCTGGATTAAGTAATGAACAAAAAGGGGTTTATAATGAATTAGCAAAAGATGGAATGTTGTTTGATGGACTGAATGGTATGAAAACTTTAACAGGTAAAAACTTTACAGGTAAAGGTTACATAGAAGGACAAATAGAAAATGCTTATGGTTTTGGTTTTGACACTATGACTGAAGAAGAAATAGAGGAAGATCTAGCAGCAGCTAAAGCTAACAAAAAAAAACAATTTGAATATAGACAAAAAATAGAAGCACTTAAAGTATTAAAACACAGACAAAAAGAATTTGAAAAACCAGGTGGAACTAAAGACCAAGTTGCAGCAATTCAAGGTAGAGTTGATAAAGAGTACTCAGATCAACTTGAAAAAGATGGTAGAGATTTTTCTGTAAGTGGTCCTGACACATCAGGTAATCCAACAGGTAAAAGCAACCAAGCAAGTTCTCAACATGGTTATAATATGCACCAGTCACCTGCATTCGATGGTGGTAAAGAGGATAAAGGGGGTTTTGATACAGGCGGAGGAAAAGAAATGATGGCTAAAGGTGGTAGAGCAGGATATTTCTTTGGTGGTAGAGTGAATTTTAAAAACGGAGGCTTAGCAAGTATTTTATAATGGCAAAAATTGTACAATCATTAACTAGAGCAAGTAAAGAATACGAACAAAGAACTTTTCAATCTTTGGTAAGAGATCTTGATGGTGTTATCAATAAATTAAACACAACATTTCAAGAAGAAATTAAACAGGAGATAGAAGCGAGAGCTTTCTTTTTAGAATAATGGCAACAGTAAATCAGTATAAATTTAAAGGTATAGATAACAATACAACAGGTAATGCATTAGTTCCATTAGGTGCGGGTAATCCTTTAGTTAATGAAACTATAGTTATTAAATCATTACTTGTTACATCTGCAGGTACACCAACAGTTACGGTTACCAACAATAGTATTACAGCTATTAAATCAGCAGCTCTTACAGCTAATGTTACAGTAGAATTATTAACCCAGCCGTTAATAGTAGAGGGTGGGACAACCTTTACAGTACAGGCAAGTAATACAGATTCATTTGATATAGCAATAAGTTACTTAAACATCAAAAAGGAGAAGGTAGACTAATGAGTGATAAACAAATACCGGTGATTACACCTCAGAAAATTACAACAACGTATAGACATAAGACAAATAACACAGTTTTTAAAGATCAAGCAGAGTGGGAAGCGGCTGGTTTTACTAATGATGACATAGCACAAGACGTACATATCCTAATGCCTAGCCTTGATTTGTATGGAAAAACAAAGTAGAACGATATATTAGGATAAAATTATGGCAATTTCAAGAATGCAACAACCACAACAAATGCAAGCTGGATTAGGTTCTTTACAGGACCCAAGACAAGGTTACTTTTTGGGTAAACTTGTTAAGAAAGCTACGCGTGCTGTTAAAAAAGTTGCTAAAAGTAAATTAGGTAAAGCTGCTTTGATAGGTGGTGGATTATATTTAACCGGTGGTATGTTAGGTGGAGGCGGGGGATTTGGTAATTTTGCACAGTTAGGAAGAAGTGCTATGTCTGGTTTAGGTTCCTTAAAAACAGGTATGTTCGGAAAAAGTTTAGCCTCTGGAATGCAGGGTCCTGTACAACAAGGAATGTTTGGTAAACTAGGAAGTGCTTTTGGAAACTTATCTACAGGTCAAAAAGTATTTGCAGGTTTAGGTGCTACAGCTTTAGCAGCACCATTCTTAGCAGGAATGGGTAAAGATGAAGAACCAGAAGAAATTGGAGAAGTTATGGACGTTGCAAACATTAGAAACAGAGCAAGTAATTATTACTCAGGACTCGGGGACAAGGGTGTTGGTTTAAATTTTATGCCTAAGAAAAAATATGTTGATCAAAATTTCTATGCAGCTGATGGTGGCCGAGCAGGCTATGCAATGGGTGGAGAAATACTTGATGAAGAAGATGAGATAGCATTTGCAAGAACAGGCGCAGGTCAAAGATACATTCCACAACAAACATTTTTATCAATGGGTGGTGATGCAGGAAACGCACAAGCAGAACAAATGCTTCAAGCAGAATTTGTAAAATATAAAAACAAAGGTGGAGATTTATCTTTTGAACAATTTGTCCAAGCAGTAATGCAACAACAGCAACAGTCTCAAGGTATGGAACAACCTACTATGATGGCAGCTGATGGTGGAATGGCTGGTATGAGTGTACCAGGATACGGAACACCTGCAGGAACAAATCAATTTGGTTACCCTAGTGGTGGCGTAAGAGTTAATGCTGCTGAAGGTGGAATCATGGACACGGAACAAGCAGAAATGATTGACATGGGTGGACAAGAAAAAGATTATAGAGATGAAGGTGGTTTTGTAGCAATGGGTGGCGAAGAAAGAGCGGACGACGTGCCTGCAAGATTAAGTAAAAACGAATTTGTATTCACTGCGGATGCTGTAAGATCAGCAGGCGGTGGAGATATAGATGCAGGTTCTGAAGTTATGCAAAATATGATGGATAATTTAGAACAAGGCGGACAAATTTCAGAAGAGTCACAAGGTTTAGGTGGCGGAGAAGAAATAGTTTCTGAAGAAGAAATGGTAGAAGAACCAAACGGCGCGCAAGCAATGTACGATCAACAAGCAATGTTACAATCAAGGATGGCATAATGGCAATATCAGATTTTATAGAACCGGCGATAAAAGATTACGCAACACAGGCAACAGCAGCCTATTCAGCACCAATAGATACTAGTAAATTTACCGGTAGACAATTTGTTGCTGGCATGGATCCCTTACAAACACAAGCAGCATCACTTGCTACCCAAGGTGTAGGATCTTACTCACCTTATTTACAAGCAGGCCAAGCAGCTCAAACACAAAGTGCCGGGGCTCTGGGAAATGCAGCAACAGCAGTAGGTGGTTTAGGTGCTTTACAATCTGGAGCAGCAGCTTCAACAGGAGCAAATGCTTATCAACCTTTCATGTCTCCGTATCAATCACAAGTAATTGATGCAACATTATCTGAGTTTGATAAATCAAGATTGGGTGGACAACAAAATATTAGAGATGCCGCAGTAAATTCAGGTAACTTTGGTGGTGGTAGAGAAGGAGCTATGATGGGTCAATACAATGCAGACTCACTAGCAGATAGATCAGCACTACAAGCACAAATGTTACAACAAGGGTTTGGTCAAGCACAACAAGCAGCTAATCAAAACTTTGCTAACCAAGGACAATTATTTCAAATGCAAAACCAACAAAATCTTTCTAACCAAGGATTAGCTGGTGCATATGGTAATCAAATCAATCAACAATTTGGTTTGTCGGACTTTAATAGAACAGGTATGGGTCAAGATATTAACGCATTAGGTTCTCTTGGTGCATTAAATCAAGGTTACAATCAAGCTAACTTATCGGCTGATCAACAAGCAGCACAGACAGGGGCTTACGAACCTTACGGAAGACTGTCACAATATGGTAATGCATTAACTGGTTTAGCTGGTGGTGTAGCCGGACAACAGTATCAAGAACAAAGTCAATCAAGTCCTTTCCAAACTGCCCTAGGTACAAGTATGGGTCTTGCTGGATTGTACGGTAAAATGTTTAACTAGGAATTATTATGCCAAAAGATAAAAAACCAGGAATTATTGAAAGAAACAAAGGTAAACTAGGTAGTGCAGCATTAACCGGTGCAATGTATGGTGGAGATGCACTAGAGTTACTTAAATTCTTTTTTAAAGATGGCGGTAGAGTTAGAGGTGTAGGCAAAGCTACACACGGACACGGTAAAGCAATGAAAAAACAAGGTAAGAAATGAGAACATTAAATAGACCTATGTTTAGATATGGTGGACCTATTAAAGAAGGTGTCATGGATGGTATCCGGGAACCGAAAAGAAATGGTGGGTCTATGTTACAAAGTGTTCAACCAAGTAATAATGGAATGAGACCTGGTTACAAAGGTATACCAAACCCTAAAAAAATAAAGAGTGATATAATAGTGGGTGGAACAAAAAACATTGTTAGAAAATATGCACCACAACTTGAAGGTATTGGTGGTAGAACTATAGATAAATTAAAAAATTTTTATAATAAAAACACAACAAAAATTCCAAAATACACTACAGCCGATGGTGGTATCATGTATACACAAACTCCTATGCTGCAAAGAATAAAACAGTTTGCTCAAGCTAACAAAAAACAAACAGCTGCGGGAGCCTATATAGCTAGTCCGGCTGTAGTCGGAGCAGCTTCTAGTATTCCATATAAAAAAGCAGGAATGCAAATATTAGATCTTGCCGTACCTGACTTTATATTTGATCAAGATGAATATGTTGCAAAAAAAGCAAAAGAAAAATTAAATGCAGAAAAGAATAATACAGTTAATACTGATCTTAAAAAATTATTAGAGCAACCTGTTAAACCTAAAAAATCTGAAAAAGAAATTAGAGCAGAACAAATTGCTAAGTACAGAGACATCGTAGACATCAAAGGCATGAGCAAAGATGCTGCATACAATTCTTTAATAGCAGCCAGTCAAGCAATATCTGGAGAAGGTGATTTCAAAGGTAGTCTTAAAGATGGAAGTCTAATTAATAAAATTATTGGGTCTACTAGTAAAGCTTTTGATAAACCTAAAGCAACTAAAGATGCAATTGATACTCTTATACTTAAGGGTGAGATTGAAAAAGATATGAACAAAGATAAGAATGCAATCATGGATACTTATAGAATGAAACAAATAGCTCTTGCTGATAAACAATTAGCTGGTGGAGACTTCTCAGAAAACAAAGCCTTGTTTGCAAAAAATATGTCCGGTCAACAATTGTTTGATAGTGCTGCTGCAAAATCATCACCTAATTTTATGGGTAATTTAATTAATAAAAAAGGTCTTACAGATTTAATGACAGAGGCTAAAAAATCAGGAGATATAGTAGAGAGAGATATTATTATAACTGCAACTGAAGAACTTATTAAAGGAAAAGGAGTTCCAAACGGAGACTACACTGTTGGCGATGTATTGGTAACTATTGTCGAGGGTAAAGTAGCGAACGTAACTAGGTAATAATCATGGCCTCAAACTTTGACTACTCAGCTTATTTGAATAAGGCAGAAAGTAATAA